CATCAAAACAAACTGGACGTTTTACCAATGTCATCGTATTCTCCAATTAGTCACTTTTATCTTTTACCCAAAACACAAAATCATTTGACTTTTCATCATAAGCCATATCAACAAGACCCTTTTTTACTAGGCCGTTAAGAATATTACTAACCATTCGGCTATTTATTTTTTCCAGAACATCAGTAAATATTTTCTCGTTTAGAGTGTATCTGATTCGCTTCTTGTTTTTGCTGACCTGTATCTTAACAGACTCTTTCACGATAAGCAAACACTCTTGGTGAGATATTATCTTATCAAATTCTGCTTGTTCACTTTGCTTAACAGTATCTATAAGAAAATCTAATTCATCTGATTGATCCCTTGCTCCAAAATTATTAAAGATTATAGCCCTAACTCTGTCTGTGAATTCACCTATATCGTTAATAATAAACCATTCTTCTTCCATTTTCTACTCCTAGTTTAAGATATCAAATAAGCCTTTGTAATATCTGGGCTGTTGTATAAAATGAGAAGCATTGGCTTGTATGTGTTGTTTATATTCGTTATGGATAGGATCATAAATAAAATACTTACTTTTCCATATACCTTCACCATAATAATTGGATCCCAAATACTGGAACTTTTTAGGGTTCGCAGTATTGGGATTCCAACTATTCACAGGAAACTCAACCGACGGAAAACTATTGATATTATTTATGATATCCGTCATCCATTCTGAGAACGGAGAATCATGTCCAACATCAAATGTAAAATACCATTTGTACGGATTAACATTATTATCATAATCATGATCATCATTGTATCCATCATCTTCATCATCTTCATCGTTCATTGTTGTGCTATACGCAAAGTGTTATGTCAGCAATATTTTGTGGATGAACATATCCTTCTGTAGTAATAAATACATCAGAATAAATTGATTGTTTCATTATTATTACTCCTAATATAGAAAATAAAAAGGGAGTTGGGGGATCGAACCCCAAGAGATTCTGATGATCTTAATAAGACAATCTTTGAATCTGCTAGTCCCAGACTACTCCATTAATTAATCAGCCAGGATAAGAGTTGTCGTACTCATCCTCATCATCTTCATAATCTTCGTCGTCCTCGTCATCAAACTGATCCCAGTAATCATCGCGGATATCATAATCCTCGTCATCATCCTCGTACTCGTCCTCGGAAAAATTAGCCGAGTAAAGAGGCTTGAGAAGTTCGCCTTGATACTCTCCAACAACTTCGTATTGGCAAGTGCGAAGTTTCTCACAATTACAATCACTAGGAACACTCACAACATCACGCGGATTAATCTTAACGATCACAATACGATCATGTGCTTCCACAGACCCATAACCAGCAACATAGTTTAATGCTCCAGCATGAAGTCCATTTGAACAACCGCGACCACGATCATCATCAACCTTGGCTCTTTGCATCTTGCAAATCTTGCCAACACTATTATCAAACGTACCACGATACTTATCCATATAATCACTTCTCACAGCCTTGTAGGCAAGGAAATGACCATCCTCAGTAATGGGCAGATGCTCATGCTCAAGGAAATCATAGAGTTCCTTTTGACTCTGCATACTAGGATTCTCCATAAGATTGTTGAGGAAATTAACAAGAGGCTGGAAAGGCAGACCCTTGCTTATAAACTCAAGAATACGCTTGCTGATGCTGCCGTGAACTTCCTCACCCTCATACATCACCTTGCCATTCTTAATCTCAACCATACCATCGCTAAAACTGGATACGGCTTTTTCCACATCCACAATATCCAAGAGTTCATCGGCAGTTGCGGTTGGCAACGCTTCAAGAATCATCTTGTAATTAATATGATCCGGCAAAACCTGATAGGTTCTATTGTTAAGAACCAGAGTCAAATTACCATCAACCCACATAAACGGAACGCTCATTATTTTTCTCCTTGTTTACCTGTGAAATTAACCAAAAACTTTACTAATTTGATCCCTAAACAAATCAACCTTATCTAACGTAACAAACCAACTAGATAATCTTCTCCAACTTTGACGGTTATCAAATTGATTGAGAGGATCAGTATCTCTGAGATTTCTCAAATTACCATCAACCATGTTGGCACACATAATATACTTGAGCAGCGGGTTGCTGTCAAGTGTTGTCTTAATTGTTTTTCTTAGATCGCTAATGGGTGATAGAGTATGCTTTTTGTCTCTATCATTCTTAGTGGAAATAAGTTTCTTATATGTGTCCGAAGTATTCGGATACCAACTCTCTAAAAGACTCTTCATTGAGTTAAAGAGTAAGTTAGTATTCTTGATCTTCTTTACATCTAAGCCATTAATACCAATAGCATCAAGCAACTTGGCAATATGAGCATAGTAGTCTGTTTGCTTAAATCTTTTTAGATCATATCCATTACGATGAATAGTATCGGCAAAAAACTCCATTACAATCAGACTATCAATAGTGTTTACTAGAGTTTTGTCCGAGACATATTCTTTATAGTCCAGACCGAATATGTTCAGAATATGGTATATAAACTGTCTATCAATATAGCCTTCGTTATAATCATGATTCATCTTGTCATCAGTGTTGTATTCTTTCTTACAGAATTCGATCACACTATTAATATCACGCACATCACTAAACTGCGAGGAATCAATAGTCTTGAGTCGATCTTTGAACCAAGAGTTAAAATCAATTAGGTTGTACCCGTCCTTAATTAAACGATCCACACTAGACTGTTTGATAGCATAGATATTTTCTCCACCAAACACAGAGTTATCCGTAATAATCTTATCCCAACGCTTAATACCTGCTATCTCTGGATAATTTTCAATAGACGCATATCGTAGAATAGGAATATAAACGATAGTATCAGCATCCTCCAAATCATCCAAACGACTAGCACTAAGACTTCTCATATGAGAAGCATCATTGTAGCCATAATTCAATGTTGTGGTATCTTGTGCATCTCCGTAAACCAGAAAAATATCTTGGTCACTAACGCTACCCTTGCTACCTTTACTTGCTCTAGTTTTTGGAGTTGACTTAATTAGATCACGATGATCCGAAACATTAAGAATATTAGACTCTCCAACATCCTTGACTAGTGCTTTAAAACCATTGGTCACATCCTTATGATCTGTGGTATTAACCAACAGATAAGCAAAACAATCATTCTGATTGCAATACTTGGTAACAATCTTTTTGGCTGTTTCCGCAGCACTCATATCACACCAGAAAAACTTCATTGAATTAATCTTTTTCTGATGATTCCAATAGTATTGACCCTTGCCGGTTAGAGTTTCGTGATGAATCTTATCTGTAAGATAAATCAGGCGTCGAGAACGATAACCCGCTGTTCTATAATTGAACACATAAAGGTTCTCATCCTTCTTGAGTTTATATTCCAAATCCTCACCAGAATTAATAGGATGATCTTTACCATCACTATCTTTCCACGATGCTCCAACACCCCATCCACCAGCAAGATCATTCATCTGATAATAAGTCTGGATTGCTTCTACCTTGGTTTTGGCAGTAGCAATCTTGTCACTAAAATTCTGCTTCAACTCCACGAAAATATCTTGGGTCTTTTCACGCAGAGTTTTAACAACAGCCTTGGTATACTGCAAACCTTCACGGCTAACATCCATTTCAAGTTCGCCAATACCAAAATCCAGTTCCAGATAAAGACCCTGACCAATAATTTCGCCAACAAAAGTCTTCCAAGATGCAATATCGGCCTTGTTAAAGGCTCTATTCCATTTGGCGATATGGTCTGGAGTCTCAGTCTTTTCTTCTCCTATAAGGTGAGAAACCTCAACAGGGTAGGCGATATTGCCCATCAAGGCAACAACCCCGCTTTGAATACGATAATCATTATTGGGAAACTTCATGTGATCATTATTGAGTCGGCAAACTCTCCAGCCTTCTCCATCAATCACCACGTTACGCTGACTATATTCCTTAGTAAAATCCCAATGAACTCCACCCTCAATAATGGGCTTCATTCTAAAATAATGAAAGACCCTAACAGCCTTCTGACTAAACTCTTGGAAATCATATTGCTTAACAGCAAAACTAATCTCAAGACCATTAGGCTCATTAGTTTCTGTGCTATGAATAAGATTCAGAGTAGGAACACCAGCATCATCAATAGCCGCAATATAAGTATATTGAGTACCATTAAAATAAGAAGTAGTTGTGAAACTCTTAGTATAAGCAAACGGACTCTTTGAGCCTAGACCAAGACAACCAACAAAATCATTGCTATCATTCTTATTACTAGCACCATAGGTGGTGTAAAGATGTTCCATATCTTTTTGACTAAGACCAGTGCCGTAATCTCGCACACTAAAATTAGGATTAGCGGCCGTAGGCAACGTCACCTTAAAAGGATTCTTATTGCCAGCACTAATATGAGAGTCATAGGCATTGGTCGCAAGTTCACGAATGACTGCCATTACCTTGTCGGAATAAAGAGAGTCCGACAAGATTTTAAACATTTTGCTCGTTTGAGCAATAGTAAATTGATTAGCACTACTAATACCAGCACTATGAACTTCAACAGTTCGATCCGCAAGTTTCATTTGTATTCTCCAAGGTTTCCTGTGATGCTCGTAGTATACATCGTCATTCCGCGTTGTCAACCTTGATTTTTCTTTTGATTCACTCGTTGAATACTGATGTAACCAAAATAGATTGGTATTAATCCTATATACCATACTGGTAAGGCTAGAGAAGCAAACCAAAGTCCACTAACGATTGATAGTGCTGATAATATATAAACTATAAAAGATGGAAAATTTAACCTTGAGGTTAAGTATGCTAGCGGTCCAATCAAAATAGTTACTAAAACTATTAACGATGCTGCTAACGCTAAACTAGCCATTAGATTTCCTCATCGTCGTCTTGGTCTTTATAATCATCTTTTGGAACCCATGTTTCATCAGTATCATCGATATTATAATTTTCTTCAAAATCTTCATCATCCTCTGCTAACAGAATAGTAAAATTATTGAGTATTTCTAGCATAACATCAACTTTGTGAGCAATATCTCTAACTTCTCGTTTGATTTCTATTATATCTTTAATTAGCTTGTCTTGATTTTTGCTTAGATCATCAACACCCCTAGATAAAGAGTCGTCTTTTTTATATAAGTCCTTATACGATTGCTCAATTTTTTTATAGATGTCGTCAATATCTCTAGACATAACTACTCCTTATTTGGGG